GTAAAGATTTATCCGATTTTGTTGAAAACTACCGAAAATACACCTCCAAAACGCAAAATCAGCCATCCGAGCAAAATTTGGGAAAAAAAATTTTTCAGAAAAAAAATTATCGGGAGCGACACACCCACGAATAAAAGTCCACAAAAGGGGGTATGGCACTGATTTACAGGTAGTTACAAGCTGCAATTATCCTGGATATATACCGTTTGTAAATAAAAATAAATTCTTTTCTACGACAATCGAATTTCTAAATCTTTACAAGTAAAATATCTTTACAAATGACTTCTACGAAA